ATATTATTTTTAAAAATAATAATAAAGTTTTCAATTTGTTTATCGTAAAAAAATCTGGTACTTATAAAGATGTCGATCAAACAATTATTGTATCTATTCTAGAGAATAACTTAATTATCGATAATGTCGAAAAGGTTTCTAATATTTTTATAAGATAAAGGGATGCTATTCAATGAATGAAATTTCATTAAGCGCTATTAATGATTCACTTATGAGTTTAAATCATAATGTATCTGAAATTATTAATCAAGCGCATACTCAAATTAATGAACATTTAGACCAAAACGGTATTACTTTGAGTAATATAAATAGCGAGTATCTTAATAAAAACCAACGTAACGATAAGATAATGGTTAACAATTTATTCGTAAAAGAATTAAAATTAAACGGTAAAAATATATTTGACGGAGACGTAATCTCTTATGGCTCTAATTCATTATCTTTATCAGATGAATTGTTAGTGAATGATGAGCAGGTATTATTGGAAAATGATACCTGCTCTACTTTGTGTTATGAAGGTGTTTATTCTGCATACTTATTAAGCAATAAATCTGAAATCGTTATTTCTGGTTTATATGAAGAATCGAATATCGGTGATTTAATTATTCCGGTATCTATTTTAGAGAAGAACTCGACCACTACTGTTGGTAATGAAAATTTTGCAGTTCTTATTAAATGCACTGATGACGAATGTTCGATTGAACCAGGAAATCAACAGTCAGTTATTACGAACGTAATTATGAGGTAAGAGAATGAAACATTTTATCGATCAAGCCTCGTTAGATGAAACGAGTATTCAGTACCTGGTTTATAAGTTAAATGAAGTTATTCGTGTCGTTAATAATAAACCAGATATCCATGATTTAGAATACTGGGCTGATACGTTAAAGCAATTCGAAAAAGATGGTTCTATTAATACTTATACGGATTTAATGGAAGCTCTTAAAAAGAAACCGGACTTTAATCAAGTAAGAGATACGGTTCGTGATGAGTTAACAAAATTTGTCGACCAAATGAATCAACGTATTTATCAACCGACATTAGACCAGTTGTTAAAAATAATTGGCGACGCATTGCAAGAATATATTCATGCGCAAGTCGACGATTATTTAAATAAATCTATCGATGATTTGAAAAACAGACTTAGTGCTGAATTAATTTATTGGAATTAAAGGAGATAATAATCTATGTCCAAAAAATTTGTAGGTAAAGCTCATTTTGGTTTATACGATCCAAAACGTGATAAAGGTATTGAAATTGGTGGTTCTGGTAATCAAAGTGGTTCCACTACTCCAGTCGATAACAAAGCTGTTGAAGACGTAACAAAACAAGCTAGTGCAAACAAAGAAGCATCTGCTGCTAATAAAGTATTGGCCGAAGCTAATAAAGCTGCCGTTGCCAAAGTAGCTGCCGATCTTGCTGCTAAACAAGCACAAGACGTTATTACTTTCTTAAGCAAAGTCGAAGCTGCTGCTCAATATCAACCTAAAGGTGAATATATCACCGATGCTAAAGTAGCTGAAAAAATTACCGAAGCTCAAGGTAAAGCTGACGAAGCTGCTGCTGCTAAATTTGCGACTAAAGCAGAACTCGAAACAGCGACTGGTGGCGTATCTGCTAAAGATCTTAAAACTTTAAAAGATGCTATTGAACTGCTTCGCGATAACCCAGATAGCATTGCCGAAATCGCTAAAAAAGCCGATAAAGATAAAGTATATGATAAAGATGCTATCGATAAGTTAATCAAAAAACTTAACGATAAAGATACCGATCTTGAAAAAGCTATCGCTAAAGCGGCTACTGCTGACGACGTAGTTAAAGCTGCCGAACTTACTGAAAAAGTTAAAGCTATTGTCGATTTAACTCCGTTCGCTAAAACTGCTGAAGTTGAAGCTACATATGCTAAAAAATCTGATTTAGCCGATAAAGCCGATAAAGCTACTATCGAAACTGAACTTGCTAAAAAAGCTAATGCTAGCGATTTGGCTCCTTTGGCTACAAAAGAAGAAGTATCCGCCAAAGCGGACGCTACTGCTCTTGCTACTAAAGCTGATCAAGCAGCATTGGATAACGTTAAAGCAGAAGCCGATGCAAATAAAGCTGCTGTAGCTGCAGAAGCTGCTGAACGTAAAGCTGCCGACACTCTTAACGATGCAAAAGTAAAAGGTATCTCTGACGACGTATCTAAACTTAAAATTGATGCGGCTCAAGCTAAAGTAGAAAACGAAAAAGCGTTAAGCCGCAAGGCGGACCAAGAAGCTGTTAATACTGCATTAGCTGAAAAGGCTACAAAAGCCGAAGCTGCCGAAGCTAAACAAGCTGCTGCCGATGCTGCCAAAGAAGCTGCTAAAGCAAATACTGCTCTCGAAGATAAAGCTGATACTACTGCTCTTGAACCATTGGCAACTAAAGAAGCTTTGAAAGCTGCTAAAGACGAATTAGCTCAAGCTGTCGAAGCTGCTAAAACTGCTGCTGAAGCGGCAAAAACGGAAGCTAAAACTGGTGAAGCCGTAACTGAAGCTAAAGAAAAAGCTACTGCTGCCGATGCTAAAGCTAAAGAAGTTGAAGCTGCTCTCGTTAATTATGTAACTAAAGCTGTTGCCGATGAAGCATATCAACCTAAAGGTGAATATGCTACTAAAGCTGAAGTTCAAGCTATCGGTTCTTTAGATCCGACTACGCTTCAATCTCTTAAAGATCTTGCTCAACAATTAGCTGGTCAAGCTGATCTTACTGCAGTACTCGATAAGTTAAATAAAGTATTCACTAAAGACGAAGTTAATGAAAAATTGGCGGCAAAAGCAGACGTAGCTGCTCTTGCTGAATATGCAGAAAAAGCTGACGTCGAATCTAAACTTGGCGATAAAGCCGACAAAACAAAAGTAGCTGAAGATATCGAAGCTGCTAAAGCTGTTGCCGATGCTGCTGTTCGTGAAGTAAATACGACTGCTCAACAAGCAAAAGCTAAGGCAACTGAAAATGCTGCAGGCCTTGAAGAAGCTAAAACTAAAGTCGAAAAAGCAATTGAAGATCTCGGTAAATTAACGACTAAAGTTAACGATCTTGCTCTTAATGGTGGTACTGGTACAGGCCTTGATGCACAAGCTGTAGCCGATAAAGTAAAAGAAGTTGTCGATGCTCTCGTAGCTCAAGAAAAATTTGTAGGCGAAGCTAAACTTAACGAAAAGCTTGCCGATAAAGCTGATGTTAGTGCGTTAACTGCAGTTCAAGCTAAAGCCGATAAAAATGCTTCTGACTTGTTGGGTAAGGCTGATGTATCCGCGTTAGCGGACAAAGCTGATAAAGCTGTGTTCGAAGCTAAAGCAACTGAGTTGGATAATAAATTAAATACATTAGAAACAGCTACTGTTCCTAACTTGATCGATACTAAACTTACTGCTAAATTAGCTGGATATCAAGAAAAAGGCGAATATGTAACTAAAGAAGCTGCTGATCGTGATTATCAACCTAAAGGAGAATATGCTACAGCTGAAAAACTTACTGAAGTTAAAGATATTGCTGACGCAAATAAAGCCGCTATTGAAGGTTTAGATAAAGATAATTTAGTTCACAACGCTGATCTTGATACATATGCTAAAGCTGCTAAAGTAACAGAAGATATCGCTGCGGCTGTAGGCGGTTTAGGTGAAGTATACGTAGCTAAAGCCGACGCTGAAACATTCGCTAAGAAAGCTGAAGTAACTGCAGAAATCGGCGAAAAAGAAACTGATATTAAGCGATATGCTGACGGTAAATTCGCAACAAAACAAGAATTAGAAAATGCTACTTTAGCTGCTGGTAACACTGGTCTTAATCGTGCTCAAGTCGAAGGTATCGTCGATGAAAAATTAGGCGATATTAAAGATGCAGTACAAACTATCACCAATATCCAATCCGGCGTTAACGATAATAAATCTGCCGTAAATTCTATTCTTGCTGAACTTGCTAAAAAAGCCGATAAAGATGCTCTTAACGATAAAGTAGCTACTACCGATTTAGAAGAAGCTAAAACAACTCTTAACGCTGCAATCAAAGTTCAAGAAAATGCATTAGCTGCTGCTAAAACTGCTTTAGAAGAAGCTATCAAAACTAAATCTGAAGAAGCTGCTGCAGCTTACCAAACTAAAGTAGAATTTGCAAATTGGGCTCGCGACACATACGGTACAGAAATTGCTCGTATTAAAGACGATATGATGACAGCCGACGAAACAGATGCTGCTATCGATGCTAAACTTGCGACTAACCTTGAAACTCTTAAAGGTATATTCCAACTTAAAGGTAACTACGTTACTAAAGAAGAATTAACTAAAACTCTTAAAGATGGTTATATCACTAAAAACGAATCCGATCGTTTGTATCAAGGCGTAGGTAACTATGCTACTATCGAATATGTCGACGATCAAATCGGTAAAAACAAATCTAAGATCGATGAAGTGAATACGGCTCTTGCTGGTAAACTTGATTTAACAGCTGCTCAAAACGTATTCCAAGCTCGTGGCGATTATATGACTCGTGGCGATTTAGATAATGTTGCTACTAGTCCTGCATTTACTAACGCTATCAACAATGCTATTACGGCTAAAGCATTCTTAGATAAAGATACTGCTGACGGCTTATATGCTACTAAAGGTACTTATGTAACAGCTCAAGGTGTAACCGATATTATCGAAGCTGATCCGACTATTGCCGGTAAACAAGATAAATTAACATTCGGTTCTGGCTTATCTTATGACGAAGGTACTAAAACTGTTACAGCTTCTGGCGTAAGTGTTGACTTAACTCCTTATGCTAAGAAAGCTGAATCCGATGCTAAATATGGTCCAAAAGACACTTTAACAGAAGATCAAAAAGGTGTAGTAGAATCTATCCTTCGTGATAAAAACTATGCTACAAATGCAGATCTTGGTAGCTATAGTGCAAGCATGGATACTAGCGTTGGTCAATTAAGAGCTAGTATCAATACTTTAAAAGATACTACTGTTCCAGCTATCGATACTCGTGTAACTGCATTAGAAGGCAAAGCTGCTCCTACAGATTTCACTGAAGATCAAAAAACTAAATTAGATGAAATTCTTACTGGCAAAGGCTATGCATCTCATGAAGATATTGACAACGCTAAAGCTGAACTTAAAGGCGAGTTAGTTACCGAAGAAGCTGCACAGGCTCTTGTCAATGGTGCTGTTACAACTGCTGAAGGTAAAGTTAATGAAGCTAAAGAAGCGTTGGAAGGTAAAATCACAGAATTGAAAAATACTGTAGATGAAATTCATGCTCCAGATTTAAGTGCTTACGAAACTCAAGCTCAAGCAGAAGCTAAATATTTAAAACTTGAAGATATCGAAACTAAGTTAAAAGAAAAAGGCTTTATCACTCAAGCTGACTTGCAACCTATTCTCGATGCAATTAAAGCATTAAAAGGTGAATAATATATTGCCTTTCCTTAGAGTTCTAAATCTTCTCTCGTCTACACTTTAAGGAAAAGACTATGCAATTATTTAACTTTTTCACATTTTTAAATAATTATGCCCCCGATGCCGTAGAACGCTTAGTTATGTTTTTTTGCATAAGCTTTATCCTTATTATTATCGATACGATAATGAAGTTATTTAGTTTAACAATAATTAAACATAGCTTATGGCATTACAAGACCATCATAGAAGTGTTCTGGGGTGGTTGGGGACAGCAAAAATCAAGCCGCGTGTTTTATCGCGGCTTTGTTTTTAAACTTTTTCAATATTCTTTATTATGCTTATTCGCCTTCGGTATCGACGTAATTAAAATACCGATTACGGTTCATAGTGGATTTGCTCAGTTAGTCGATGCTATTTCTATCATATGCTATTTAGTAGTAATTATGACTGAGTTGTGGAGCTTTAAAGAAAATTATATGCTGATAAAATATAATCAGGATATAATTTCTAAACTCGACGACGCTGTATTGAATCGATTAGAGGCTGTTTCTCTTGGCGAACTTAAGCTTAAATTGAGGGAAAAGAAAGATGACTAAATTATTTAGAATGATGTTATTTGAAAACGGACAGTTAAGTTATACGCGTGTCATCTCTTTCTCCTTGTTGCTTTTGTTGATCGGAGTAACGTTATATTTAGTTGCTACCGGTCATAACTGGCAACATTATGAAACTCTCGCTAGTTTAACTGGCGGTGGTTCTGCTGCTACTCAAATTGCTAATAAATTTATTAATAGTAAATATAATAGCGAAGTTGGCAGCTATAAGGAAAAAAATGATGCCGAATAAGTATTATTTAAAATGGTTAGTGTTGTGCGGAGCAAATTTGCTCTGCATGGCACTATGCTATTTAACAAATTGGTTTGTCGTTTTATTTGCCGACAGGTATGGAAATCTCCCACAAGTATTTAAATTATGGCAAACTTACGATAATTGTTTAGATGTCGCCTGGATGATCTACGAAAACAATGTTCCAAAATTCGCTCAATACGATTTTAATAAACATTATCTATATCATTTTGAAAGCAAAGGCGACGGATATATGATTCCTGGATACGTCGATCTTATCGACGATAACTTTACTCTAAAAGAAAGATTCCAACGATATGTATGTCGTTGTGCTTGGCTATATAGAAATTGTGGTTATGGGTTTGCTTATTATGTTTTTGGTAAAACTGTAAACCCATCTGACGTAAAAGTTTGCATCAGCGAAAAAGATTTCTTTGTAGCTATCGATACTAAGAATAAAATTTTCTGTATTAAAGATGATCGCAGATGGTGTCGATTATTTAAAAAAAGTATTTATCTGGGATATAAGTTTATTAGCGCAAATGGAGCAAAACATCCTTTAAGATGTATGCTTGCAAATCGCATTAATTTCTTTAGACGTGTTAAATAATATTGTAATATATTTGCGTTCAATTATTTAACGACGAAAGGAATATAGGCGTGAATAAATTAAAAGTTGAATCTCTTAAAGTCAATATTTTAAATGCATTGCAATTAAAGACTGCTAAGAGTAATAATAAATACAAAAAGAGCGAGATCTATATTCAAGATCCCGACGAAATGATTCAGAATTTTGAAGATATCCAAAATTTAAAAGAATCGAAACAAAATAAATTAAAAGCCGGTAGTTCTATTAGCATTAATAGCGATAATGAAATTAGTGCCGAAGTCGATTTAAGTCCTTATTATACGAAAACGCAAACTGCTAAATTATTTATGGGTCGTGACGAAACGTATACTAAAGAGGAGATCGATGAAAGAACAGGTATTAACGGGCTTCTTGCTGGCGATAATATTTCTATATCTGCTGAAAGCGGTCGCACAAAAATCGCTACGACAATTGCGTACAAGCTCAGAGATAAAGCAATGTCTATCGGTAATTCTATTTTGGGCCGTGGTACTTCCGTTGGCGTTAATGCTTCAGCAACTGGTGAAAACAGTGTTGCATTAGGTGCAGATTCGGTTGCTACACTCGCCAATCAAGTATCTGTCGGTAACGATACGACTAAACGTATTATTAGTAATGTCGCAGACGGAGTCGAAGCTAACGATGCGGTAACTGTAGGACAGTTAAATAAAAAATTAAGTTCAGCGCTCGATCAGCTTAATCGATTAGCCGGTCAATTATATCCGGTTGGCTCTATCTATATGAACGTTAACAATGTCGAGCCTTCTGCTATTTTTGGTGGCAGCTGGGAACGTATGCCTTCCGGTCGTATGTTAGTTAATAGTGGTGACGGTTTTAATCTCGGACAAGTCGGTGGCGAAAAAGAACATCGTTTAACGGAAGATGAATTAGCTTCTCATAGTCACGATGTTAATAATATTAATGGTAATACTACAAGTACAGCAAAATTAGTTGGCAAATTTTCTTCATCTATTAGACCAAATGGAGACATAACAGATGTTCCATATAGAAATGGTTTTGGGATAGTTTCAAAAGAAAGTGAATATGGAATTCATGCTAAGGATGGTGGAAATTCTTCACCAGGACGAAATTATGTTATTGATGCTTCTCATAATCATACTATCAATTTAAATATAAATATGTTACCATCCGGCAAAAACCAACCACATAATAACATGCCTCCATATATTGTCGTTAATATGTGGAAACGTATAAGTTAAGGAGATATAAATGCCTGATAATAAAATACAAGATATAGCTAACGAGATTACGGCCTATAAACCAAATACAACTCTTTCTTTAGTTAAAGCTGCTTTAGAGGATCTTAATGCTCCATTTCCTGAAGAAACAAAATTTTATTTAAAAAAGTTATTTGGCAATATTAGTGTTGCTTATGGTACTGGTGTAAATATTAATGTCGTTACAGAACAAGACGATAATTATATTTTAACATTTTCTGGGCAACCTTTTAGCTATATTGAAATTAATGATACTGTGTACCGATTTCCTGAATCTGGTTCATTGACTGTAACAGTAAAACAAGATGCAGAAAATTCTTTTCCATATGCTAAAATTTTATGGGTTCCTATGAACAAAAATCTTCCTGAAGGTTACGAAAAACCAGAAGAAAGTAAATACTTAGAAAACTGTTCTAAAGATTTCACTTATCCTGTGGCAGATGATAGTGAACACAGAAATAAAAATTATGTTAAATTTGGATATATTTTCTATGAAAATCCATCGGAACTTTTATTCTCTGACAATGTTTCTATATATCCCGATCAAAACGATCCTAGAATTCTTAAAGTTAGTGGATTGCTTCCGAATAAAAAATACGAAATTAACGGTGTAAAATTTACTGCCGATAGCGGCGGTATTGCAACGATTGAAGATGGTGTACGATTAGCGGAAACATTCGATGAATTAAAAAATAGTATCGATATTGTTTCTAATTATAAAGGCAAATTTAAAGATGCCCTTCATTCCACAAGAAACGTTCCGGCTCCTAACGATAGCGCAACAGTATATACTGTACCTAGTGTTTTTGGACGATATTTCTTTATAAATCAGTTACTATTTTCTAGTTCTAATTCTGATTATTTACACCATATTATTAATCGATATTATGAACCATTAGAAGTCGAATATTTAGGTGAAACTTTTACGATTCCTGTCGGACAAAAATCGATGGAATTTGACGACAAAATTCGTGGAAGTATGTTGTCTAAAATTAAACCTGGGACTACCGAGGTAAAAGTAAAAATTAAAAATAACTTCAAATATCCTTGGGTAAAAGAACAACGACATGATCGAAGTAATACAATACTTAGTAAAGATTGTATTCAACAGTTATTTAACGATAACGATATTTTTTATCAATGGTATACATTTGATGAATTAAAAGAATTTGGCTTCGATGGCAACAAAGTAAATCTTCAAAAAAATGATTATGGATATAATACTGAAATAAATAAATATGTATATGTTATCGACAATGTTTTTAAAACATTAGAAGAAACTGATGAATCTGGTGCTGTCGACTTAATAAATTCTCAAAATTTACCGAAAAATATTAGCGGATTACAAATTATACCGTTTGCTCAAAATAAACAATATACAACAACTTATAATTACAATATTACTAGCGGTATTGATAAAATTAAATCAGTGAACTCTATTAAAGCATATAAAAAGAATGGATCATATCATCTTATTATAAATTATAATACTGAATCACAAGATAATTTGATATTTAAAATTGGTGAATATAGTGATTTTATTGATGATTTTACGATTGAAGCTGCTATCGGTTTTGTGATAAAAGGTGTTTTTTTTGATTCATTATAATATAAGGATAATTTAATATGTCTGAAAACAATCAAATTCAAGAAATTTCTAAATTAATAGCTTCATTATTTTCTCAAGGTTTTAAGCCAGAATTCGAGAAATTTTTAGCCGATAAAAATATTCCATTTGCAAATCAAACAGATTTATATATACAACGATTATTTAATAGCGTATTAAATATCCCGAATGTCGAAATTATTTCTTACGATTTTAATGGCTCTGATATTACTGTTAAACTTTCTGGTCCTTTTAAATCTTATGTAAATGTTAACGGTAAGGATGCTAATTTTGATGATAACGGTATTGCGACTGTTACCGTAAAAAATGCAAAAGTATCTCCTCAATATGGAATTTTCTTAAATTTATTAATTCAATCTACGCCATTTAAATCTGAAAAAGATTCTTCTTTAGTATTCGATTCTTTTTCTAAAGATGAAAATATTGGCGGCAAAGCGTTCGATCTTTCTTATGAACAAAAAGATAGATTATATAAATTCTTAATTTCTAAAAAAATATATAACGATGATCCATCAAATATTCTTAAGGCAGAAATTTTAAATAACAAAATTATTGTTGAAAATACGGCACCATTCGATATTTATATTAATAATCATAAGATTGAGAAAAAATCTAAAATAGAAATTCAGCTTACTATTAAAAATTTGTTAAATAGTGGAGTTACTTATTCTGGATATATTAATGACTGGGATAATCGACAATTAACAAATGAGACTTATTCAAGTCCTTCAAGTCGTAATTTTGATTCATTGGTAATTCAAAAATTTAATGAATTATTTGATGAGACAAGAGATTATGATCAAGACGGACTTTATTTCGATAAAGATGCTGTTATTAGAGGCTATAATGTATCTAATATTAATCTTAAGAAAAAGCTTGAGTTTAAAAACAATAATCCTATAAAATATTATATCGTTAACCGTTATGGAGTAACAAGTGGTCAAGTAACAAAAGAAGATCTTAAAGATGTCGTTGCATATCAATGTCCATCTACTTTAGAAACGTATTTATATGATTCTACCGGTAAAAAGAAATTTATTTATAATGGTTCTGTTGAAGATGGTATTATTATTTTTGATGTAGGTGAATAATTTATATGACATACGAAGAACAATTAAAACAAGTCCGTGATAACGTTATTAAAAACGTATATCCGACTATTCAACAACAAGGTTCTTCGAATACTATGATTACTTTGCATTGGACAGCTGGTCATTACGACCAGTTGTTCGATGACTATCATATGTGTATCGATGGATCTGGTAATGTGCATATAATGCAAGATTTAGATAATCGTGCTAGTCATTGCTATCGTGAAAATACAAATAACTTTGGTATTTCGGCTTGCTCTAATTATGGTTCTGAATTAAATGGTGATGGCTTCACAGGTTATTCCACATACGTGCCGGGGCCGGAACCTGTTAATGCATTACAACTCGAAGCAATGGCGACTGTTATATATTTATGTTGCGTATCTTGGGGCTTACCGTTAAGCCAAGTATTTACTCACGGTGAACGCTGTTTGGCACGTCAAGACTTATACGATTATCCGGCAGAACGTTGGGATCTTGATATACTCGTTCCAGAATGTCATACTCGTACTGAAGACGGTTTACATACTGCAGGCGGTAACTGGATTCGTAACCGTGCTCGTGAAATTGCAAAGATGAATGAAATTAATTATTTGTAATAAGGAGACACTATGTCTATTATTTCTGAAATTGCACAAGGTCTTAGTTCTATTCTTAAAAAGAACCAAAAGCCAGTTATGCAATATGCTGAAAATATTGCTCTCGTAGCTGAAGTTCCTTTCGATAAAGAAAAAGTAAATCAGTGCCAAGGGTTTACATATAATCCTCAAACAGAAAAATTTATCGTAGCTTGTATTAATGCTGACAGTACGACACAAATCTTATATGAGTTAAATAAAGATTTTACTGTTACGCGCAGTGTTGAAAACAGCGGAGCCGATAAATTAGGGCATTGTAATACTTTATTTTTCGACGGCAAATTACGAGCTACTAACGGCGCTGCTAATGGCAATCGAATTTACTCCCTTCAGGACGATTTAACTCCTGGCGAATACAAAGATTATACCGATAATTTTTATAATGTCGGTTATAATCCGGTAACAGGTCAGTATGCAAGTATTCTTCCTGGAGCCGATAACAGTACTCGTAAAATTCGTATTTATGCGAATAGCGATTTAACCGACGGTAAAGAATACACAGTAACTGTTAACGAGAAAAATAACGATTCTAACGGCGCTTTATTCATCGGCAATAAAATTATATTCAGCTTAATGAGACGTATCGTAGAAGTCGAAATTAGCGATAATACGGCTACTATCGTTCGCGAACTTGAATTCGAACCAAAGGCCGAGATCGAAGACTTTGCATTAGTCGATGGTGCTATTTATATGGCAGCTAATAGCCACGACTATATTCGTATTTATAAATACGATTTTGCAAGAAGTTACTTTAATAATATTAATAACGACTTTTTAAATAACGGTATCGTAGTCGGTAACCAAGTCGGTTATCACGGTCAATCTGTCGATAAATCTACTAATTATGTTATGGCTAAAATTAATGCTAATAACAATTTGGAAGTCGGCGATAAACGTAACCTTACGACCATCTTAGGTAAAGAATTAAAACACTATAATGGTACTAATTCTTATACCGTACTTACGACATATCATTACGATAAAGCAATCTATAATAAAGTTAAAACCGATGAACTCTTCGTTAAGAAAACAGAGCTCCAATCTTTAACAGGGAACAAACGATCTCTTAACGTCGTCACAGAAGGCGTCGATAATACAGGTGCAACTGATGTTACAGCTAAGTTAAACGAAATCTTCACTAAGGCGAACACCGAAGGTTATACAGAAGTTATCTTCCCAGATGGTACTTATAAAATTAGCGACAAAGTAAAAATTATTTGTCCTGAAGATCGTAGTAAAGAATTAGTCGTTAAATCGGAAACATTGCACGGTGCCGTTATTAATTGTGATCACGACGAATCTAATTCTAGTGTCGATACTATCGGCTTTATTTTAAGTCGCGTCGACGATGGTAACGGAGAACATCGTGATGTATATAATACGACAATTCAAGGCTTCTCCTTTAAAGTAGCACGAGAAGATATTAACGGTAGCTATATTAAATTCATAACTGACGACAATAATTTCGATACTCACTATCATAATCTTGTCTTAAAAAATATGAAGATGGCTAATGCTAAAGATGGTCAAGGTCAAAATATCGATTTTAGTCGTGAAATACATTATTCTACGATCGACAATATTATTTGCGATTATGGTCAATATGCTATACAAATAGAAGCTACAGATGGTATCGGTATTAAGATTAGCAATGTTATTTCTAATAACTGTAACATGGGTGTCTCAGCTTATTCTTATGCCGATATCGATAATGTAACGATTCATTATGCCGACGATTTTGATTTAGCTAATGTATCATCCGTTATGCTTTATGCTAATAAGTTAAGTAATCTTAAACTGACTGGTCGCTGGAATCTATCGACTAATCTTCTCGATATTTTTGCTATAGCTTCTACTGAGTTAAATAATATTACTTTGGATATTACGCATTCGGGTGAGACTCAATATTTGCCAGACGGAGACTATCCGATTCCATTTATTAAGATTGAATCTAATAATGAAGATAAAGCTGAAATTAAAGTTAATAATTTAAAATTCCCTAACTTTGTTCAAAACTTCGCAGCACTTACTGATCGATATTTATTCTCTTGGATCGATTCTCCTCAATTATCGATTGCTCCTAACGGCGTCGAAGAATCAGACAAGCTAAAATTATTTACTAATTTAGGTTCTACCGATGAATATGGAGCCAAAGGTTATCTAAACCGACGATTCGAAGTTCGTGCCGAAGAAAATGCTAAGACACGAGTTTTCGTTGGTCGAGATCGTACGATTCGGGAAATGAAGCCTAATGATAAAAATCAACTTTTCCAAGAAGAAGGTTCTGCTATTTATTTTAATGCTAAAGGCTCTCCTCTTACTGATGCTAAAGATAACGACTATAGTCACTACTCTGCCGGTGTTTCCGGTGATGTGTATATCGAATCAGATCCTAAGGCTACCGGTCATTTAGGTTATGTGTCGACATATAAATATACGACCGATACAGAATATGTACACGATAAACCGACTACTGTTGTTAACAATGGTGACCGTACTTTATCGATTGGGTTCGATGTATATCCGACATGGCAAAACGGTTCTCATGCTGGTAAGCCAGTTGGTGTCGGAGCTGAATTAGGTGCATTAGGTAAAGGTAATTTTCCTATTATAGAAGCCGATCCTACAGCTAAAACAATGAAGCTTCGTATCCCAGAAGTTTATAAAGCCGATGTTGTTAATGCACCTGGCGACTTTAGTATGGAAGTTTATTTTATACCTGGATCAAATCTTAATACGATGTCTAATATGACATACGAAACTATTCCGGTTATTCATTCCGGTCCGACAGAAAATCGTCCGACTGAACATTTAGTTGTCGGTCAACAGTATTTCGATACGACACTCGATATGCCGGTATTCTGGAACGGTACTAAATGGGTCGTTAATGCTGCTGATGTCGGTGACAGATTAAAAGATTATGTTCGCATCGACAAACTTATGGCAACCGATGTTACGCAAGCACCAGCATTTGCTGGGCAAATGATAATAAATAATGATACGCTTTATGTCGCAGAGTCTACTGAAGGCCCTGGATCTTGGCGTATCATCCCGTTACAACCTAACGATCATTTATAATAAAGATATATCCCCGTACTTAGTGCGGGGATTTTTTCTGTAATATAGTAGTATATATTTTAAATCTACGAAAGGACATATTCATATGCCAGAAACTAATATGTACGATTATGAGTTTAGCGTCCGCGAAAGCGAGCCTAAACGTGCCGAGATGCTTAATCGATTGAAAGACAGAGTACAGCATGTCGACAAAAAAGAAGTTATCTCGTCCGACGAATACGTTAAAGGCGAATCTGACTTTAGTGAAGACAAAGCATTAAGTGCATTTCTGTTAAATAAATTATTTCCGTCTAAAGCTAAGCTATTAAAAGATCATTATACGAAAGATCAAGTCGACAACTTGCTGGGCGATCTTATCGCTAAATATTATTTAAAAGATCAGATCGACTCGATGTTAGATAATTTAAAAAATGAATTGAAGTCGTCTTTAGATAATGCCGGTAACGGAGTGCTTAAAAAGCTTAACGATCTTAAGTCAGAGTTATCTAAGCACCGTACTTTTGATGAGCTGGATCATCCCGATGCTAGTGTCACGACTCGAAAATTACGAGATCATTCTGTTACGAAAGAAAAACTCTCCGGAAGTTTAACGACAGAGTTAGATAATAAGTTAAATAAAAATGGTGACACTATTACTGGTCCTCTTAAATTTGCTTATAGTAATCCGATTCTTATGGAGACAGGACCCGGCACTGGCAAATACCATCGTATCGGATCTGGCTCTACTCTTGAAGAAATCGCGCAAGGTAAGGCGCATCTCGACTTAGGTGATTACGACGGTAACACTTACGAAACTAATTTATGTTGCGTTAGCCGTCCAGGTTGGTATAATTCTACGACAAAAGAAGTTAAACAATTCGCCCTTCAAGAAGAAATTGATGCTTTGAATAGTAAAGTAAATAATCTTCCTAGAGGTGGCGGCGGTAGCTCTACATTCGCTAAGATTTCCGCCAATAAAATTTGGAGCGGTCGTGTTACTGTTAGGAATAATAGAGGATCCAGATCTAAGCCAAAATTTAAAGTTTGCGATCTTCCGGCAAACTGGGATCAAATTATTATTTATTCTTCTATTGAACAACGAGCATCTGATAATGATGATGGTTGGTATAATTATACGACAAATTGTTTTGCCATCTTAATAAAAGGCATAGCAGCTGACGTTATTGCTGGGTACCAGGGAGAACAAGAAGTAAAATCTTTCTTTGTCGAAGGTAATACTTTATATATGCGTGGTCTTACTGCAAATGGCGACGACATAAGCGTATTCAACCTTTGATTTTAATCCTTCATATGATATAATAATACTATATTATATGAAGGATTTTTTTATTATGGAGGAAATAGTATGATGAAATATCCACGAGCCGCTATGGTTCATAAATTTTTATTTGTGATGCTAGTTCAGCTAGCTCCTTATACTCGAGGCACTCTCGATTTTTTGCCAAGATCGAACGAAGCTTTTCGTCTGCTAATGGATATCGTAAGAGACGAACACAATATATCGTTATACAACGAAATGCGATCGTATTCTTTGGATTTTCAAGGACTTATACATAAAGAATTTACTAATTATGATATTATAGGTAAACGAACTAAAGTACTTATTATGATGCTTGTTAATTCGTTCTATATGTTTAATAGGTGTGATGAACGATATTTTAATCTTTACAAGGATAAAATAAGAGGAGTACGAGATGTTAAATTCATTAAGTATACACAATATTGAGAATTTTAAGCTTGATATCATTTATTATATTGCCTCTATCGTGTATAAGACATGGTGGACTTTAGAACATTATAAACCAAAATATTATGAAGTAGCCGATATTTATAATATATCGGTGCTTGTGCTTGCCGATTTTAAGCATAGCGATTATTTAAAACTTGGATCGATAAGTTATAATTCTGTTTATTATTATATTATAGATTGTACTAATAAAAAGATGCTTGAGCGTAGCGAGAAGAAATTAATCGAGCTTAGTATTTTATATTATAGTAAGTATCGCAATATAGAAAACAAAGATTACATATCTATTATATAATAATATTCGTGATCTGCCATGGAACTTATCCGATAAAATTTGTAAAACAATACGAGAAGGAAAATATGAATGCCAAAAATAGAACGATAGCCGTACTTAAATATATAAACTCTATAGAATCAGCTAAATCTCGGTATATAAATAAAGCTTCTGAAAATATAGTCTGTACTATTTATTATATTTATAAAGATATAATAAGAGAATTATCGCCTGGCCATCACGTATTGAAAAACGTTGGTACTATTAGATCACATCTTTTAATTCAACAAGATACAAAATATATTTTACCGGAAAAATATCGTAAATTGATTACGTTAATTTCTTTTTGCTATCATCAAGATGATTATGACTTTTTATTTTTTATTTCTGAAAAAATCATAAGACTAAGCAAAAATTTATTTGAAGGGTAAATTTAAATGGACAGACAAAAGGGACTTGTCGAATATATATATAAACTTATTAATTCTAATTTTCGATATAGAAAATATAAGATACACGATAAGAGTTTCGTCGTGCATTTTGTTTATAATTTATTTTATTCTATGTTTAAAGTATCTTATCCAAGAGATAGAATACAACCGATTGCGTCGAAATTTCATTTTAATCTTGTTATGACTCATAAAGCAAAAAATAAATATTATCCGTCTAAAAAAGAAAAGAAGATAATAAACGTTGCATTATTTAATTATAACGCAACTGAATATAATAATTCTAAGTTAAAAGATCTTGTCGATCTGGCTCAGCATTATATGGAGAAATTTAAATAATGAGTATTACTAAATATTTTAACGAAGAAGAATACGATATTCACTGCGCTAAATTAAAAGAAGATATGATACTTTATATAAATCAGTTTCTTCACTCAAATCATTGGAGGATGAATTATCCATCCGATCGTTATGTTATGATATCAGATATATATAATATAGCACATCGTTTATTATACGATTTTAAAGATGGATGGTACGATCATTTATCCGATACTAATTTTGTCGAAGTTAGTGAATATGCTAAATATTTTAAAAGTCGGATACCATTAGCCGACGATGTTAAAGCTTTCATTCAGGTCGTTATATTATATTATTTTAAACACTTCGAAAATTCTAATTTTATGATTATATATAATAAGATACTCGACGACATGTGTGAATTTTATGACGAAGTTGTACTAAGCAAAAGGGTTTAAATAATGACTGTAATGAACGGCGCTCGAGAAATTAAGATAGTGCTAACGATACGCAAATTAATTAAAGAGCATAAAAAATATATTAATTATCGCGTCAGCGACGAAGGATTTATTGTCTTCATGGTGTTTAATTATTATTATGTAATTATGAAAAGATTGCATCCTAAAGCACAAGTATGGCAATTAAGAAATTTATGGAGCGTAAATTTACTTATGAAATACGATAAAATGAGTTATCGATTAAGTAAAGAGGATAAACGATGTATTCTTATAGCTTTTTATTTGTTTAACAGAGTTGAATATAGTAAAATATTAGTCGATCATGTTATCGCTGATATATTTAAATTAAAGAACCATTACTAACCCGTAGGAAGCTACGGGTTTTCTTTTATCTTATTATATCGTACATATGTTCGCTATATAAGGGGAATTTTTGTGGTGTATATTTTTGAGATTGCGTTTTAGAGCGAAGCGTTTTTTTATTTTTTCTTTTCTCATTTTTGTTTTGTAATTGATAATTCCTATATGGGGCGAAAATTTGAAAATTTTTCAGACGGGGTAAGTGTTTTATATATAATCGGTCTCGGAGCTAAAGTTCGCCCCCCCTGCTTTGATTCAGGGTGTTATTCGAGGGAGAGCTGGGCCTCGAGACCGTGCAGACACATATGTCGATGTCTGCTCTTTAATTATTAGTCTTGGGAAGACGTTAAAAGCAACCAGGAGGATTATTATGAAAAAACAATTAGTAGTAGCAATGACAGTAGCAACAGTAGCAATTGGAACATGGTTCATGCAACCAGTGCAACCACACCATTACGAGTTACATCATGTAACTTATGGTGAAACAGTTGAGGGTATCATTAAAGATGCTAATAACAATTCTGATGTCAACTATGACATCAGAGACGCTGTCAGCATTGCTGTCAACGAAAGCAGCAAGATGGAAGGAGGAGCGAAGAGTCGTCAACTTCAAGTTGGGGACAAAGTAGCTGTTCCAATCTATCATTAGTAAACATAGTCCAGCTGTATGACTATAAACTATAGTATTATTTAAATAACGTATGTCATAAGGAGGAAAGAAAATGACAACAACAATCTATTTGAATCTAGAAACATTGGTAATTGAAGAGAAAAAAACTGTAAGAGATCATATGGATCTTCTTAAGTCAGCACAACATTACTATGCCAAGAAAGGTATAAGAACTATGTTAGGCAGAAAAGGTAATGTCTATTTCGTGCAAGAAAGAGAATGTAGAAATATTCTCATGCTTGCAACAGAGGAGGGTTATAGTAAGCAAGATCTTAAAGCGATAGCGGATAAGATCATGTCACTGCCTTACTATGCAGTAGCACGAGGATATGTGCCAGGTATATTCCGTACCTGGTCGCAGACAAAAGATTCTGTAGACGGTTATACTGGCAGAAAATATAAAAAGTTTGCTAGCAGAGAAGCAGCAATACAATTCATGATAGATAACGGAGCTCCATTAGTAAGCTACGATTATTTACGATAATTATTTTAAGAGGAGGAATTTAAAATGAAAAGTATGTTAGAATTAAAAGCGGCTTTCGCTGCGACTAAAAAAGTTAATAATGGTGGTGTATGGTTGCAACATAAAGCAACATTGCAAGAACTGAAAACAGCTAATATTAGATGCCTAATTATTAGCGAAGAGTCTTGCATTCTCGATGTAGTAGGCGCCAATGTAACTGGTGCTATTACAGAAGAAGATGTAAAAGAATCGTCTGTGGTTATTAAAGGCAAAGGCCTTAACTTCGATGGCGACTATCGACTAACTGAAAAGTCTATGGCTTCTGTGGAGAATATTATAGATGATCTTTTATTAGTTGTCGGAAACTTTAAAGAAAAAGAGGATGCATGCAACTCTTTTACCTTTGAAGGTGATAAGTATGCACCAATTTCTTTATCAGCAAGTGCGTTAAGACAAGGAAAACGCTTTGCTGTCAAAGAAGAATTATTAGATAAATGGTTAATCAAATTGAAAAAAGTTAACCATGGTATTGGTAGTTTTGAAGGAGAAAAGACTCTTAAGGTCGGAAAGGCGACTAAACTTTCCACATATGGTAATCTATGGTCTGCAAATGGGAAGGAGTTTAAAGTAGACCTAAATGAGTATTGCTTTATGATATTTAATAATATGGCAATATTCGGTACAGAAGATAACATGGATGGTCAATCATATCACAGCCATTTCGATTTTTGCGAGCTATATGGTTGTCCATCTAATAAGCCATTATATCTTCAAGCTCGCATTTCCGGATGTACTAAAACTGGTAGTTTGCCAGTTAAAAATATGTCCGGATTTTGGGCATTGGCAGCAGAGTACAAACAATACTCTGTAATGTCTCTATCTGAAGTAGACAGAGACTATTCTGGTGAAGAACCAGCTGTATGGATTGTCGGTAATCCATGTGGAAAACTTTTATATGTAACCGACTTCAATGGCTTTAAAGCCGTACCAGGTTACATTGCGCCTGAAGAAAATACATTCAAGGTGCTTCAAATAATTGAGTCGACGCAAGCAAAAGTGTCGAGTCAATTGATTCAACATATTTAAATTTTTCAGTAGAGGAGAAAAATAAAATGAAAAAGCAATATTTAGTAGAAAAATTAACAGCAGAAACTGTAAAACAATTCGAGTCTTACATTAAAGGCTCTTTCGGCGGTACTGGTGTAGATGCTGCTATTCTTGCAGATAATCGTGTGGCATACGACCCATATGTACTATCTGCCAAAGTAAATAGCATTGCTCGTAATATGAGCAAAGTCATCAAATCTCTTAAAATGTCTGGTGATAGCGATTCCAGATATTTAAGAGGAGCGGGTGACACCGTATGGATGTTTTTTCAAGGCATTCTTGCAGATGACGAAGTGCTTGTTGCAAATAAAAGATTATTGCAACATGGTGAAGCGTATGTAGTACGTTTCCCTCATAGCGCTCGTTCAGAATTCGCACACGTTCGTATGCTCAGTAAATCTGAGTATATTGAACGCGTAGAAGAAAGCAACATTAAACCAGCTTTTAAAACGTTGGCGATCGAGGTTGCAAAGTCTTTACCAGAGACAACATTCTTATGCTCTGGCAGCTCTGTATTTAAAGGTTTGACTGGTGGGTCAGACTTCGACACAGACGGCTTCATGTTTCTAGTTGGTGAAGATGCTCAAATCTTCGCCGACTGGAAACAAAGAAGCGTGGACATACCAGATGATATTGGGGAAGCGTCCACAGTAACGTTCAATAATTTCTCTGAGTTGATGGAAGGCGTATTTAACGCTAACATCAGTACAGGCAATACAGACGTAGGTGAGTTCTGTGTTGCGACAAGTACAGCAATCACAGTATTGCAAAACTTGAACAATACAGAACTCATTACAAAATTGCAGGGAAATATTGCTAAAGAATTTGGCAACGAATTCGATGGTAATACGGAGTATATTCGTTACTATATTGGTGACGAAGATATTGCAATGGAGGATGTACGTAATGCTAAGATCGAAGCAATTACAAAATCTTTCATTGCATCTAATCGTAGTACAGAATCTATTAAAGCATACTTAGAAGACATGCTAGAAGCTGCACCTGCAGTAATTGGCATGATCATAGACTCTGCTAAGACAGGTTTAAAGGTTTGGGATCCTTTAAGCTTCATGTTCGACGGCATCAAACAAGCCCGTCGTTCTGCACCGCCTAAAATTAAATGGAATGAAGAAGAGAGCAAATTCTTCGTAGAGGAGGATAGCAGAGTTAAATAATTATTATTGTGCGACCGACACGTTAATCCGGCAAGGAGTTCAGGATGAAAAAGAATAACGAAACAATTTATTTGAAAGACACAATGTATGAGTTGCAATTAGAGGCTGCAACTCGTGCAGTTGAAGAAGTCAATTCTATATTAGCAGAAAACGGTATTACTGGCAGCATTGAAAAGTTGCAAGCAAAAGGTTTCTTTGATACATATAATAAGATTTGTGCAGACTTAAGCAAATCTGAGTCTGTCGATATTAAAGGTCTTGATATTGAAGGTAACTTCAGCAAAGCCAAAGAATACATTGCGAATACTATTCGCATGTATCTTGGCGATGTAAAGGATAAGTATGAAGCTGCTAAGAATAGTGGTTTCAACTTTGCATCTTCTGTATTGGAGTACGAACTTGTAATGAATAGCATTACAAGTGGTGCTATTTGGAGACGTGAAAATGGCGAACAAGATTTGGCTAGCTCTCCACTTATGAAGGATATCGATGTGTTCTGTATCGATCCTACAAATAATAACATCCTTGATGGCGATCAAGTGGTGTTTAAAAATGGCCGTTCTTTAGATGGCCGTTTCTTTACATTTACTTCTGTTACTGGTGTACAACCAGTATTCAGACGTGAAGATGGTGGTCTATTCATCGTGGTCCATATTCTTGAGACACTTGAAGCACCTACAGAAGAGCCAATCTTTACTGTACGTAGTAACGACAGCGAAAATGTGTCCAAGAATATTTTCTTGGCACAAAAAAAAGGCTATAAATTCTTCTTGTTGCCTAACAGCAAAGGAAAACAAGGCGACGGCCTATACGTAGAGTCTATGAAAGAAGGATCTGCTGGTAAATTAATAAAGATCATCTCTTGCGAAATCGTAGGAGATAAAACTTTTATTTCTAACTTCTGTGGCGAAGTAAAAGTTGATGATGTATTATTCAACGTAATCAAAAAAGATGGTTACGGTGAAGATATCAAGTCTGCTACATTATTATTGCGTAAAGCATAATAGCAGATCCCCCTCCGGGGCCCGTTAGGGGAGAACGTTCTTCTGCTATAGCAGGATATAACGGTTGTATTTAATATTTAAAGCTTTAGTTATAGGTATTATTATATCTGTAGCTAAAGCTTTATTTTTTTAAATAAAGTCCGGTGGCAGTCGCCCGCATACGGGACCATATTCGACTCCTGGCGCTCATGACGGGTTCGCTATCGCTCAGGTCATTTCGTCTCTAGTCGTCGAATATTCGACTGTCACCTTTGCTATGTATTTCGGCATAGTATATTAGTAATTCTTTATCTAAAAATTATTTTTTTTAATTTAATTTATTCAATCCGGCGGTATCAGTTTACTAGTAATAGTATGCCCCGCCGGGGCGAAATTTTCTTTGAGGGAATTTTCCCTTTAATACGTTATTCTTATGAGGAGGAAATTATGAAGTACGTATTTTTCGGTAATCTTGCTGAACCTTATATTGCAAAATGCGATAGCATTATTGATGCTGTCGATTGGTTTTATATGGAAGCTAATGGTATAGCTATTGGTTTTAGACCTAAATATGTTACTATACGTGGTATGAAAATAGCATATATGGAAACTTTAACTAGAAAGAAAGATGGAAGTTTAAATAAAGGAATAGTTTATGCGGTCCCATTTCACGGCTTATCACGGCTCAAACATTTGATTAAATAATGTTGTGGCCTCCGGCCCGAAATCTCTTTTGAGGGGCTTTCCCTCATTCTAGTATTCAACATATGGGAGGTAAAAATTATGTTGACAATTACTTATCTTTATACTTTAAAATTAAACAATGATTATTTGAGCATTTACTCTGAGGACAGCACTATGTCCGTATTAAAAGAGTATCCAGGTGCTCAGCTTGTTAGCAAAAATGAAGTTGGCTATAAGATGGTTATGGCTGACTAATTAGTTTAATTATAAGGGCGTTAGATAAATGACTATTTAACGCCCGCATCATTCGTTCAAAAAAGGAGAATTATCATGAACGCAGTTAAATCTTATTTAAATACTTGGTATCAAGTGTCCCCTTGGACATATCGTATTTGTTTCTTTGCTCTAGGATACAGTATTGTATCTTTATTTATTTAACAGGAGGTCTATCATGGACAAAATTTTAGTTGCATTAGATAAAAAGTATAATGAAAGCCCTTGGCTCTTTAGAATTTTCTTCTTTATGTTAGGCTATGTATTAACAGACCTAGTTGTAAAGTTGAATAGAAAATAATTATTCAGTGTGGCGTGGAAGAAGTCGATATCACATCATATCGCTTCTTCCTTTTCTTTTTTTGCGTAATTTACGGCTTAGTACCTTCCGACATTCGGTCGGCTCCGCCACGAAATTTTCTTTGCGGGATTTACCGTTTGGATAAATGGCATAGTTCTAAAAAAGAACCTCTTTCTGAACTCCTATACACAAACAATCCTAACTAACGGAACTGTGTCATTTATCCAGATAGTAAATATCTGGTTCTCCTCCTCTCTACTACAACTGTCGTCGGTGAAAACTAGACGACGGCAGTATCGAGTATACTAATTATATTATATTAGTATATTGGATACTGTCTTATAAGGGAGGCAGTAATTTATTTAAATAATGGGATATCCGGCCCTCATCGGATTTTTTAATTAAGGAGGCTATATCATGGCTAACATTATTGTAACAGCAGTTTTAGGTGGCACAAAATTGGGCGGTTTTGCTCGTGGTTTCGTTGCTTGGGGCAAAGAAAATGTGTCCAAACTAGAGAAACGCGAAGGTGCATTCGTTCCAGTTGCTACCTTGCATACTGCAGACATTATCAATCTTTTGGCGGAACGTTCCGCTAACTACGACCAAATGATTGGTCAATTAGTATTACCTGATTCCGTGGCTATTAAAACTTATCAATTGATGGGTTTATTGGCTAAAGGTAACGATGCAGAAGAATCTGCAGAACAAGCAACTTCTGAGTACGATACTCCAGAACATACAGTTGCTTATACTCGCTTGGCAGAAGCATTAGAAGCTAGCAAAACAGCTGGTGTTCAATTGCGTATTACTCGTCAATCCGAACTTAGTGGTTTTGATATCACAGTTCCAGAAGGTGTAGTAGTCGAAGAAGGTCAAGTATTGAAATTCGTAGATGGCAAAACAGCTGAAGGTATTACATTCACTAACGGCATGAAAGGCAACTATGAATATCCAGTTGCTACTCGTCACAATGGTGATTTGTACGCTCGCCGTCCAGAAACTGCATCTAGTCGTGCAGTGAACGCATTGGCTACAAAAGTATTTAACTTGGTTAGAGAAATCCCTAATCGCAAAGTTGAATCTGTAGACGGTGTATTTTAATATAGGGGCCTTCGGGTCCCTTTCTATTTTTAAATAAGGAGGAACCATAATGGCTCAATTTAAAATCGTTAACAGTAATAAAAATCTATTGTCTTATATTCAAGAAAAAGCACAAGAAGAATTCGGTGCTACAGTTACGGCTGAAGAAAATGCCGTGACTATTGAATGTGAAGACGAGGTAGTCGATGATATATTGACTGCCTATAAAATGGCCAAAGTAAAATCTACCGCAACAGGTCTATTAAACTGGGGCGGTAAAAAAGTTGGCTTCGTTGCTGGCATCACTAAAGATGCTGGTATCGGCAGTATTAAAATCGCCTCCAAAGGCTTGTTCGGTGGCTTGAAAAAGGTTGCTGAATTAGGCATTGGTGGCGTATCAGTAATTACTGACGAAGCAAAAGCTTCTTGGTCTGAATTAAGTAAATCTGATGAAATCAGAAGCATCAAGAAATCTTTCGGTAGCACTGGTGATGGTAGCGAAGATATCGTTATGGTATCTAACCAAACACAAGCTACAGAAGAAGCTCAAGATTAGTTATTAAAGGGTTTAGATAATGGGGCACACGGGAGTGGGTCGCATCTGTTATCTAAACCCTTATTTTTTTAAACCGGTGTCCTGTATATATAGAGTCCGGTCTGAATTCTTAAAAGATTATTTTATTATGTACATATACTAAAGATTGATTTCAATACAATCGATGTGCATATACTAAAATTATTTTTTTTGATTTAATATGTGGCGTATGCCATATATTTAATTGGGTGGCTATGATTACTTATAGCGTGAAGTTATTAACGCTTGGTAAAGCCACACGAGCGCCCTATAAGCGAGCGCCAGCGAGCGATCATAAATTATTTGTATAGTAGGCGAGCGCCAGCGAGCCGGCCGTTATAAAATTCTCTTGTTATCTTCTCTTGTTAAGAGAAGCAAGCATATTTTATTTTATTTTATTTTATTTATTTAAATGCCGAGCGGTAGCGAGGCAGTATATAATCTCTTGTTATCTTCTCTTTAGAGAAGTAAGTAGTTTATTATTTATTATTAGAGTTCTCTGTTACTCTCTTCTTAAGAGAGTAAGTTGTATTTTATTATTATAT